TGTCTTGCTGATTACTCATTTAAACCCCAAATAAAAATACCTGCTATTACAGGTATCGTATATTTAATCGGTATTAAATGTTGTCAGAAAGTTGGAAAAGTCAGAACCATCTAGCTTTGACCCTCTATAAGATATTATGCTGTTGTATATTGACTTCTTTTCTTTATCTACTAATGCTTTTAGTAATAAAGTATATTGGTCTAAAGTTAGATTACCAATTTGATTTACTGATAATCCTTCTAATACTAATTTAGCTGCATTGCTATTTAAGGATTCATTCCACCCTTGGGTGCTACTGCCTGTACTGCTTTCATCATTGTAGTTACTTGAGGTACTATTGATTGGGAAAAAAAACTAGAGTTTACTTCCACAACTAAGGTTAATAATGCAACTAATTCAGCAGCATTTAATTCACCAACAGTTTCAATTGATTGGTTAGAAGCTATAGCGCATAACTCAATAACAGTTTCTGCATTCTCTAGAACCATCACCACATTCACATCACCACTTAGCGCACTGATTAAAGGTGAAGCAGCCCTAGCAGCTTTACCAATGTCTTTTACTTTTAAAGGACTTATTGAATAGTCAACTTTGTTTAATGTAATGGTTTTAGGTTCAACAAAAAAATTGGTCATAAATACTCTCAAAGTTAAAAAAAAGGGTAGTCATTACAACTACCCTCCATATACTAGTTATTAACTAGCCATACGCATTGTGAAATACGCTGATTGTCCAACAGCGTTTTTAGTGTCATCCTTCAGCACTAATCCCTTAAGCGTAATATCTGCGAATTTATCAGAGATAAGGTCAAGCCCTGAAGTAGGACTAAACTGCACACGGAAAAACTCTAGTACAACAGGCTTACCAGAACGTGCCTCATTAAGACCTTCAAACACTAAGCGTACATTAGTAGCACCAGTGGTTAGACCTTGTAAAGCATTACCCGCTAAACTCTTATAGGTTACTAGCAAAGCATTACCAGTAACAATAGTTGAACCCACTGGAATAGTGAAACCACTACGAGTACGGATAAAGTCTGTACCCTCTACAAAGCTTGTAGCGCCCATTTCAATGGTTAGTGCTACCGCAGGGTCTGGTAGAGTAGCTAACACGTTTAAACCACCTGCTACAGCCGTTACAGCCTCATCAGTGATAGCAGTAGCCGTTACAGCAGCAGAAGTACCACGTAAGGCAACTTCAAGGTTAGAAGCACTGAAGCTGTAAGCATTCATATCTAAGCCCATAGACTTGATACGGCTAACAGAATCAGCAACACCACCCCCCGCTGATTCGTAATCAATCATTTCCTGTCTGTCTTCTGCAATACTAATAGCCAGTTTGTTTACGTTACCAACACTAACTAATGGGTTAGTACCAGACGAAAGGTAAACTGTGCCCTTGCCGATAAAACTAGTTGTGGAACTCATTATAAATACTCCAAAAAATTAAGATTGATTTTCTAAACGTGGGGTTCTTCTAATAGTTACACCACCTTTAGGCTTTACAGGAGTTTCTTTAGTACCTTCTGTATCACCCTCTGGCTTAGTAGCTAGTGCAGTAGTTGCTAACTTTTGGGTCAGTAACTGCTGCATACGTCTAGCTTTATTAAAAGAAGCTAATCCCATTTTATTTAGTTAAAAGTTTAACCACACGGATAGACTTGTCAGCATAAACCTTAGCCCATGATGCAGCATCGTCTAACACGGAATTAGCGGGGTTCATATCTGCTAAAGCATACTTCACACCTCTAACGTGTGTAATCCAACCCTTACGAGTAATCATAATGTCTTCACCAGCTAAACTATCTCTATCGAATTCGATAGGTGTAGGAACAGCTACGTTAGCACCCGCTACAGCACCTGCACCAAATAGGTAAGATGTATAGTTACCCGTAGCAACAGGTAATGAATCATCAATAACTAAACGATAACCTAAGTAAGTAGCAAACTGAACATTACCATCTGCATCACGCATATAAGCAATTAGATTCTGCTTTTGCAAAGCTGTGTATTTAGCACTGTGCATTGCAATAGCTACTAACTCACCGCCAGCATCACCCAATAGTTGTTTACCATCTAAGATAATATCAGCAGAAAGTGCAGTAGAAGCCGCTGTAACGTCTAAAACGTGCGTAGTAGCTAAGGAACCAGCAAATACACCAGTTAAAGTAGCAATTAAGGTTTTTTGTTCTTGCTTAATCCAGAAGTTAGCTACACGATTAGCTACAGCACCTAAAGGATCAGCACCAGCAAACACTGTAGCCAGTTCGTTATTACCCCATGCTTTACCACGGAATAGCTTAACAGCAATGTCTTGCCCTGTAGAGATTTTGTTAACTGCTAAAGAAGCAGAGTCTGAAAGAACTTCAGCATCACCTTCTAAATCATTGAAGAATGGCAGATTAACGTGTGAACCACCACCAGCAGCTAATGCTTGGATTTGAGGGTCAGTTGAAATAATACCAGCCTGTACAAGTGCTGATTTTTCCTGTGTGAGTTGCAGAACGTAATCCGCAAACACTTCAGGAACAATAATATCGGAAATTTTGGTTGTTGCCATGATAAAAAATACCTTTTAAAAAACGGTTAATAAAAATACAGTTTGCACTATCACAGTACGGTAACGGTATTCATCACGAATCCGTCTAATAAATATGAAGTTGTTAAGCAAATTAAACACTTGCCTTAGCTGCTTCATACGCTTTAGGATTTTCTTTGTATAACGCATTCTTTTCTGTTAGCGTCATACTCTTAAAATCCTTAACCTTTCCAGCAGAACCATTAGGATTAAATCCTGATCCTGAATTACCTTGAGCCTTTAAAAGATTAGGCTTTGTAGTTGCTATAAGCTTTACGCCTTCATCTAGCGTTAGGGATTTATCCCCATCTTTATACAACACATTACCATCTTCAAACACTACTCTTGACTTAACAAACTCTGATACTAAATCATTATCAATAAACTGATGTTGACTAATAGCCTTACCTAATTGAGCATCTAATAAAGTAGAACGATGTGTTTTTTCTAATCCAGCATATGAGTCTTGACTTGCTTTTAAGTCATCTTGCATCTTCTTTAGTTGACGTTCATACTTCTTAGTAGCTTCTAGTTCAGCACCTTTAGTAGGAATAACAACCTCATCTAAATTAGCATCATCATCTAAACCTAGCTTATCGTATAACGTGCTTTTAATTGCAGTTAACTTAGCCACTTCAGCTTTTAAACTCTTACGCCCTTCAATACTTTCTTTACGCGCCTCTTCTTTTTGACCCTGTAAAGTACTCACATAGGTATTCAATTCAGCAAATTCTGATTCACTCAGTTTAGATTTCAACGATTCAATATTCATAGTATCCCACTATTGTTAGCAATGAATGTAATATAATATATTTAATTCCATATTACTGCCAGTTTTATTTAATATTAGATACTAAATTCACACTCTAAAATCACCACGCAAAGAGCATAATGCGCTACTTCTGTAGGGTCACTAACAATAGTTTTAATATAGGTTGAACGGTAATCTTCACCTATACGAGTAGCATCAATAACTAACTCTTCCATTTCCAGTAACTTACTTAATATAGTTTCTAATGAAGTGGCTCCTTCCACTAAAGGGAGGCCAAAATACACCCACAAATCAGCTATACGTGTAGAACCTACCTTATCAGACTTTCTAAAACCTGCTACTTTAATACGTACAATAGGATAATCTTTAGGACTTATGTTAGCTTCTAATCCTACCTTGCAAGTAGTAACACCTTTTATAGCTGATAGCTTGCGCTTCATACTGTCTAGTACATTGTTAATAGCATTCATAACCTAGCTCCTAGATATTGGAATGCTAAAAATTGAAACAGTAGCACCTGTAGCATCTTTAGTTTTAGCTATAGATAAAGCATCTACAAATTCTTTTTCATACATTTTCTTTTTAGTTGCAAAAATGTCATCTGGTGCTTTTACATTGTCAATACAGCATAGAACGTAGGTACGTAAAGGTACTAATTGTTCTAATTGCATCTCTGTAAAACTACCATAAGTAGCTATAGACGCTACTGCATCATTCTCGTTAGTTTGAGTTACTAACGTAGCTAGAAAACTATCCCTATAGATAAAATCCATTACAAATCTCCTAAATGCTTTTTAACTAAATTATCAAACTGACCTAGTACAGTTGTTGTAGCTGTTACAAAGAACGGGTTCCCCGCATAGCCGGGATGGTTTACGAACTTTGCAAATACAAAGTTATTACCACCTACCCAACGTAACGCCTTACGTGCATTAGGTCTAATCTCATGTGGGGGTGTACCGAAATGCACGAAAATATTGTGCTTCGCTACCTGTCCATCACTTTTTACTTCATAGCTTCTGTCACCAATCTTTTCAGCACCAGAACCTAATGACCGTTCTAAGTTACCTGTACCTGTAGATTTTGAATGACGTTGGGCACCTTTTTCAACTTCATTAAATAACGCCATAGCTGTATCAGCTAGGAAAGCATCAAAGAACTTTAAATCCTCAAGCTTTTTAAGCCTCAGGTTTAATTCTTCAATCCCTGTAATATCAGTTTGTATCACAATA